CGCCCCAAGAGACGCGGGGGTCTGGGAAGCAGCGGCGTGGGTCGAAGTTGATGATCTGGTTCTGGTTGGACTTCGCGTCCCAGATGAGCTTGGTGGGCGCAAAGCCGTAGCGAACAGAGTCAAGGAGCATTTGGGCGAGACGGGCTTCGCCTGCCGTGCGGCGCATCTGCTGGTGGAGGACGCGTTCGAGGATGAGGGAGGCGCTGCGCGATTGGCGGTTCAAGCCTTCAAGCTGGAACATGGGGTTGCGGCCAGCAAGGGCTGCCATCAGGTAGGTGATGACTGTGTCGGCGATGGCACGAGTGTCGGCGATAACGGCCTTTTCGCGGAACTCTGTGGCGTCTGGGCGGACGTAGACGTCGTGTGCGCGGTCTGCTTCCAGCCAATGAGAGTAGCGGGGCTGGATTTTGCGGTAGGACATTTGGACGGCGGACTGGACATAATTGACGATGCGAAGCTCTTGCTCGTCTGTGAGGCGAGCCGAGACATCCTCGTAATTGAGGATAGGTTCGATCAGGTTGGACAAGTCCACAATTGTGCCGTCGTGGGCCACGCCCGCGCTTGCGTATTGGGAATAGCGATTTGTGTTTATGGCCATGAGCGAGAATAACGGAGGGCGTGTGTGAGTGTCGTCCCCATCAGAGGCTCCCCCATCCTCTAAATTGGGGGAGATTTGGCGAGAGTTTTTGGCGCAGGGAGTCCGTGAACTTGGGTGGAGATGAGTTCAGGGAGGAGAACGGAGATAGTGCGAGGTCCATCATCTCAGGAGAAATGGCTTGGCGAGATAGCACATCGAGGCCAATGGAGATCATGTCGATCTGATCGTCGTGAGTGGAGTTGGGGAACTCGACCGTTTCTTGCAGGAAGGCGTCGAGCCAAGGGGCTTGGGAGGGCAACAGGACGCGTCCGCCCTCGATAAAGGGCAGGACTGTGAGGAGACGGGTGGTCTTATCCGATGTGACGCGGTGGGGGATGATCGAGATGCCAGAGTCGCGGCGGAGTTCTTGGAGTATGGAGTGGCCAGAGGCTCTGTCCTCGACGTAGATGGCGCGGAGGCCGCGCCCACGCCAACGGTTGTTGAGGTCGATAAACTTGCGTTTGAGGTCTGGAAATTCGAGGCGTTGGCGAAAGACGTCGAGAAGATAGATGTCCGCGTTGCGATGCAGGCCAAAGACACCAATGGCGGTGAAGTCGTGCTGGGTAGAGGTTTTGTGTGCGGTGTCTGCGGCGATGATGACGGATTGGAAGTCTTCGTCTTTGACCTCGTCGGCGGGGTAATAGCGCCACCAAGAGGATTTTATGACGTTACCGCCCTTGATGTAAGGGGATTGCTGGTAGAGGGCAGCGAACTCGCGCTCGTTGAGGGAGCGCTTGCGGTAGAGTTCGGAAAGGGGGAAGCGGTCTTCCCATAGGGCGTATTCGCGTTTGCGGGTGATGAATTGGTTGGCCTTGCTGAGTTTTGATACCTCGAAGGCTTTAAGGTAATTGGGGTCGTCTTCTGGGAGGTGATCACGCTTTATCTTTACGTCGGTGTCTATTTCGCGGATTGCAGGGAAATTGATGTGAAGCCAACGGCCCGCCGACCAATCGGGAGTGGCCATGATGCGGCCTGCGATGTCGTCAGGATGCCAACGGGTGAGGATGACGACTTCGATGGGTTCTTGGCCCGATGCAGATGGCTCTTTGCGGTTTTCGAGAGAGGAGACGTAAAAGTCCCAGACGCGGTTGCGGTAAGAGGCGGACTCCGCCTCGGAGCGGTTTTTGACGGGGTCGTCGATAAGGAGAAGGTTGGCAGGGCGGCCTGTGGTGGAGCCTGCGACACCACATCCGAAATAGGAACCGCCCCCGTCATGAGAGGCGTCAGTGAGTGTCATCCAATCGTTTTTGGCGCGGGTGTCTGTGCGGAGGACGAAACGGGGGAATGTAAGGCTGTGGTCAGGTGCGGTCGCGTAAGTGCGTACTTTTTGGCCAAAGGTGTTGGAGAGATCGGAGGAGTAAGAGGTGGAGAGGACATGGCGGCGTGGGTCGCGGCCCATGTAATAGGCAGGAAATAAGTGGGTGACGAGGGTTGATTTGCCGTGGCGGGGCGGCATGTTTATGAGGACGCGGGTGATCTTGCGAGAGCCGCCAAGGGTTCCTTTTTCGAGCTTGTCTAGGATGTCGATCAGTTCGTTCTGGAAGGGTGCGATGACGAAGTTGGGTTCCATGAGCTTGACGTAGCCAAGGAAGGAGTCCGAGGCTTCCTCAAGAGCGAGAAGACGGGCGGCGGCGGCGAGAATATTGGGTTCCATTGTGGTTCTGATCCGATGCTTTTGTCGAATAAAGGGGCGTGTAGGTTTCGATGTCGTGGTAGCCAATGAGGAATGGGTCTTTGCCTTCGCGAAAAGCGCGGCGCGTCGCAGTCTTGCGATGGTTGAAGATGCGCCAAAACTCTGGTGAGTAGCGCTCTATGCCCTTGGGGTATGGAACTTTTGTTTTGAAATGCTCCCACGGGCGACTTAGCCTGATCATTTCAGCGCAATTGTTAATTTTGCCAGGGTTTTTGTTTGGTGTGCTGCATATGCGTGTGAACCAGTAGTCGGAGAGATTGGGGATTTCCTCGATGGGGACACCGTAACGCTCGCATCGTTCGGCAATGTCTTCAGGGGTACGGAACCTGTTCTTGCCTAAGAGCTTGGGCATGGTCGATCACTCGGTTTTTGCTAAAAATAGTACGGGGGTTGGGGAGTCACTCATCGGCAAAAGCCGTCGGCGGGGTGGCTGGTGCCGCCCCCCCTGTCTGAGCGGATGCGGATGCGGATGCAGGCTCGAAGTTTGGCACGTTTTCTGGCACGTCGATGAACGAGCCGTCGGAAAAGCCTTGATTTATCAAGGCTTTAGGCTTTGACGTCTTGTCATTAGCTATGACATTGGTTGCAAGAATGGCTTGAAGTTGAGCTTTGCTCATCTTCCCGACATCGTGATGATGGTGGACATGAGTTTCAGCGAAGCTGGCTGATAATTCGGGCAAAACCTTCGAGAGTAAGACTCTCGCAGCAGCTACTCTGGCCATTGTATCCTTCCTTGAAGGATCAACGAGACCTTCTGCGATGTCGCCAAGCGCGTTAATCGCGGCGTGAGAACGCGTCAAAACTTTGCGCCTCAAAACGCGGACTTCATCGGGGCTGAGTTCCATAATTTTCATGAAAATTCCTGTAATTACTTTGTAAATTTTCAGAGATTTTCATGAAATTTCATGATTTTTCATGAAAATTACCACTACCTTTGTAGTGTTTTGGCCTTTTTTCGTCGTCCCGCTCGCTCATACGCGTCTTCCCCAAAGGGGATGAGGGGAATATTGGCGAGGTCAAATCGGCCTCACCGAACCCCGAAATTGTCCTTCTCGATGGAGAGCATACGCGTCTCCCCAAAGGGGATGAGGGGAATACTTGCGAGGCCAATGTCGGTCTCAACCAACTCAACGGAGGCTACCATGATTGCTTTGAACACGATTAAACCCGCTCTTGTCACCAAAGGTGATCTCGTTACTCGCAAAGATATGTCCACCGTGTCTCGGCCTTTGGCCATTGCCACCAACGGTGAGTTTTGCGTGAAAGTCCTTGGCAACTTCGTTGCCGTGACTATCGTGTCTCCCAATCGTGTTGAGGCCACCGACCGTAAGGTCGAGTATTCACGTCATGCCAAGATGTCCGACCTCCTTCCGAAGGAAGCGGCTCCTGTGAAAGCCGCCAAGCCAAAGGCTTCAACGGCTCCCGTTGCCAAGGCAGCACGATTACGCCACCGCAATCCTGCCAAGGCACATCCTGCACCACAGCCAAAGGCTGCTGTGATGCTCGATGCTCTGAGTGCAGCTCAAAAGGCTGCCATCCTGAAAATCCTCGGCATGTGATTGGGAGCGCAATTATGAGCAACACCGAAAAATTTGCCCTCGCCAATCGTGTGGACCTCCTTCGGGAGGTCTACGCTGCCCTGAAACAAGAGCGCACCTATTACCTGAAAACACGAGACTGGCGCAAGGTTCGTGACCGCACCGAACGGCTGAAAGCCGCCAAGGACCGTCTCGAAAACCTTCAAGCGCAAATGCCCTTCGCATAATGCAATCACAAACATGAGCCGCCCTTCGGGGCGGCTTTTTTGCGTTCTGTCACACAATATCGCGAGGGAAAAATGACCCGTAATCTCACATGTTTACTCGAAGGCATCGCGTTTATCGCGATGATTTGCGTTTGGTTTTTCGCATGGATCGCAACCCCCTAATCACGTCAACAGCGACACGGAGGACGACAATGTATGACTTAGCAGTTCCGAATGGTCGTGTTGGCACATGTGAAAAGTGTCGCGGATCAGGTGTCTATTCGTGGGGTGGCAGCGTCAACGGTAAGGCTCGTTTCACAGGTCAATGCCATAGCTGCCAAGGTTTTGGCACACAAACCACGTCCGATATTAACCGCAACAAAGCCTACAACCGCTTCAAGTTACGCACTATCGCAGCAACACGTTAACAGGAGAAATACTATGACGACACATCAACTGTATCGCGAACTCGAAAAACTTGGCCACTTCCCGCTCGTGGTTATCACAGTCGAAGAACTGATCGACGCTTGCGAAGACATGAAACCATCACGCGAAGAGGCAATGCAGATTTGCAAGATCGTTTGCGATGACTGGCATAGCGGCGACGAGTGGGAGGCCGCAATCACATACGCCCTCGACAAACTGGAAGACAAGCGGAGCGCCTAATCATGACAACCATTAGCGACAACGAGTGGACCGCAAAATACCGTCCCATCAAAAACCCCGTGGACCCTGACGCGTCATGCGATGGCGACATGTTCGAGACCTACGGCGAAGACCTCGCCTATGTGCTTAACGTGGCAAAACTCAACCCGCTTCACGTCTGGACCTATCAAGACGACGACAACGGCATCCCTTGCATTGTGAGTGGCTACCACCTCGTCAACCGCATCGGCTATTTCATAACGGAATTACCATGTGAGGAAAACGACGACATCTATGTGGACATCGGCTTCGAGAGCAGCAACGAAGACGGAGACTCATGATGCCAACATATGAAGTTGAGATCGAGGCGCGTATCACGAAGTGGATTTCAGTCGAGGCCAAGGACTTAGATGAGGCGAGAAATGAAGCATACGAACAGTTCGACGCGTCATTTGACGGCACAAAAGAGTATTTCGAGAGCGATGTTGTTCAAATTCGAGAAGTAACTCCATGACTTCTTACACGTTACATCCCCAAAGGGGATGAGGGGAATATATGAGGGCTGCCAATCGGCGGCCCTTTTCTTTGGCGAAAGGGTAATAACATGAGTTTGCAAGATGAGTTTATTGCAGCAAGGGCTTCGCCCTACAAAGATCGCCGCCGAATGGTCACGGCGTTGGTTCAGAAGATGATGAAGTTATACGGCCTCGCACATCTCGATCCTGACCTAACCACATCTCCATTGATCGGTAGCGGACCTCACCAAATCAACTGCCGCACCACGTTCAACGGTGTGTTGCTCAACACGCCACTCGAAGTTCGTGAGGGACTTCTCGCCAACATTTTGGGCTTATCAAGCGGCATATCTCCGAAAGATATGTTGACAGCTATCGTAAGCCCTGTAACTTCATGTCTAACAGACACATCAACAGCTACGGGATACAAATTTGGCTGGCCAAAACATTGGGACCACGCCGCATGTGAAGCAGAAATCACCTCATACCTTAGCAAGCATGGAGCAGTTTTAATCATGCCTAAAGCGTTATCCACAGCCCCTATATATGCGCCTGATACAGATCAGATATGCGACATACACGACCGAGTTGTCTATTATTTAATCAAGAAATACCTGTCTTTATCGACAGATGATGTAACTATCGACACCTGTTTGGCCCTCCAAGATCAGGCTCGCCGCTCGATCCGTTCCGTGTTCACGGAACACATTGTCTCTGACACTAAAGTGTTGAATTCCGCTTTTGATCTAATTGATCTGCGACACATACAAGAAGTGACAGACTCGATCTCAAGTTTGACTCACATAGATTTGTTTCGTCGCATTTATGAAAAAGAGTATGGCCCGCTCGATGTGAACGCAAGCGAGCTTGTCGTCCAAAGTTGTGGCCACGCGGACAAGCAAATCAAAGTTGCAACAAGCGAAACTACCAGCAAAATTATTATCAAAAAAGAAAGCACGGAGGGGAAAAGTATGTCTTTAGACACAGATATTGCACTTGCGAAGGCGCTCGACCCTTTGTTGCCAATGGTCACTGGTGGTCTCATTAACGACAGTGCGGGATTGATGGGTCTCATTCGTGATAAAGGTGTTTTGGAAGGTAAAATCATCGACTTGACCACCAAGTTGGGCGCAGCAGAAGCCCGCGCTTCCGCCAAGCCTCTTGCGATTGGCAAGATCGAGACAACCACAGGTGAGTTCCCGACAGGCAACCTAGAGACACGACTTGCTTCCGACGTCTTCGACTTCAAGGGCAAGACTGCCAAGGCGTTTGCGTTCGACGTTCCTGTCTTTGACTGGGACGCCCCGCATCCCTTAGTGCCAACGATTGACCCCGATTACGTCTTCGATCTCAAGAACACGGCCCTGATCCTCGATGCTCTCGTCAATGGCGACAATGCATGGGTGTTCGGTCACACAGGATCGGGCAAGACCACCATCATCGAGCAGATCGCGGCACGACTTAGCTGGCCACTGATGCGGATCAACGGCGACTCCGACATCTCCCGCTTCGAGTTGATCGGCAAGACCGATCTTAGGGACGGCGCAACCGTGTTCACCGAGGGTGTGTTGCCAATCGGGTTACAGAACGGCTGCATCATATTGATGGACGAATACGACATGCTGCGGGGCGAGACTGCCTACGTTTTGCAGCGCCTTGCGGAGGGCAAGGGGCTGATGCTCCTTGAAGATGGCGGTCGCTACGTTGCACCGCACCCCATGACACGCCTCATTGCAGCCTGCAATTCACGAGGCAACGGCGATGAGTTCGGCATCTACCCTGCGGTTCGCACTCAGAGTGCGGCAGTTCGCAGCCGCTTCACTGCATGGGTCGAGCATGACTATCTGAAAACTGATCAGGAGACTCAACTGCTGATCAAGAAGACTGGCATTGGCGAAGAGATGGCTGGCAAGTTTGTCAGGCTTGCCAATGAGGTGCGCGATGCTTTCAAGCGTGGCGTTATCCTTGAGGTTGTCAGCCCTCGCGAGTTGCTTGCTGCCGCCACCCGTTACATGCGCTTGTCTTCCCGACTTGGCGACGAGCGTGAGGCTACCCGCATGACCCTTGAGTCTGCCCTGCTTTCACGGTGCAGCAGTGCGGACCGCGCTACCCTTTCCGAGATCAGCCAACGTGTTTTTGGAGTCTAATCATGTTGAGACGCGATACATTCCGAGCAGACTTTGAGGCGGCTTGCCGCACAGTAGCCACCAACCTGAGCAAGACAGGCACAGAAGTGCGTGTCGTATTTGCTGGCAGCGGCGCAGCCGCAGACAGCACCAACACGATCTACCTTCCTGCGGGTGACGGCACAAAGATGCTGACCCAAAAGCAACAAGGCGTCATGGCTGGCTTCCTCGACCATGAGGCAGCGCACTTGCTTTACACAGACATGCAAGTCTGGAACGAGCAGTGCGCCATTGTATCCCCTTGGGTCCGCAACATGGCAAATGCCATCGAGGACATGCGTATCGAACGACAGATGATGCGTAACTGGGCTGGCTCACGCGCCAATCTTTCCGAGGTCTCCCAACAGGTAAACGAGGAAACTCTTGCGGCCCACAGCAAAGACATCGCCTCTCGCTCCACGCGCCAAATCGTTG